TGTTCCTATTGAGCTAGGGTTCTTCTTCCAACGTATGAGTGTGGCAAGTGAGCGTTCTGTTCCCATCCGTGGACAAGGGTTGGTGCCTGTTGCACCTGCTTCTAGTCTTTCTGCTTGTGGTAGTCAGTTTCGTATCACTCATCGCTGTCTCTACGAAGGTCTTCCAGCGGGCGCTACATCTGGTGTGCATTTGCCATTTCAGTGTCCCGTTGTTCAGCTCGCGGCATCTCGTGTCTATGTCGCAACAGCAACCTGCCGAGTTTGCGGGTGCTGTGTTCTCGTCTCTCAATTCTTACATCGAGGAAATGAGTCCTTTGGCGCTTTTCGCTTGGGTGTCTGTGCTGAGTTGTGCCGTAGGGCCTACTCTCGCCGTCTTGCTGAGAGGCATTCGTGCGTGTTTCAGCATTCGATGCTGTCAACGTGGGCGTCAGCGAGTTGCTTTGGCAATCCGTCGATCGATGGCCGAGTCGGTAGAGCAGGCGTTGAGCGATCCAGTGGCGTTGTCTCGCATAGCGAGGAGCCCATTGGTCCAGGACGCGGCCTTAGAAGCCATTGTCGGAGCTGTCCACAGGCCGGAGTTCCTGGGGGTCGCGCAAGATGCGGCCATCCGTCTCATGGCCCAGCCAGAAGTGCAGGAGGCAGCGGCACGCGTAGTGGCGCCAATAGTCCAAACCAGTTTCGCTGGGCAGTGCGTGGACCGTTTCCACGCATGGTTTGCGTCGCTTGGCATTTCTGTCATGGAGGCTGGTGCTGTAATCTTGGCAACCATCATGGTTGCACGCGCGATATGGGTTCAGCTATACAAGCGTTCTCAACGGGAGCTCAAGTCTCTCAAGGAGAAAACGCTGTTTCAAGTGCTTGATCTCTTTGCGTTGTGCGTTATCATTCCATACTTGTTCACTAGTGGGCTGTCTGGCTTCACCACTGCTTGGAGTGCCTCTCGTAGGTATCTCAGCATGATCGGTGGAGCCATTGCTGCCTATCATGGCGCGTGCTTTCTGTTTGGCGATTCCCTTCCCCTTGCGTTCTCTGATGAGATTCGTGAGGTTGAATTGGCTGTGGATGAGCTGCAGGCACGTGTTAAGAAGGTGCAAGAAAAGGAGGGTAAAAAGAGTGAGGCAGGAGAAGGAGAAGAGAAGATAGATGTGTCCATACCGCCCCCACCTGAGGAGGTGAAGGCGGATGTGGAAGTCCCAGCTGCAGTGCAGGCGTTTGCTGACCAGCCTATATCCTCTGAGGAGAGAGCTGTGTTACGGCGCCTAAATGCTTTGCGTGCTGAGAGCTCGCGCACTATGCACGTTTTCCCCGGAGCGGCCCATAATGTGAGTCCCTCGCGTGGAGTGGCTGTGCGTGCTCGCGATGCAGTGTTGGCTGATTATGCAGCTTCTCAGCGCTCCGTAGAGGAGCGTGCTGCTGTCGCCAATGGGCCACCTAGTAAACTCGAGCAGTGTGCTCGTAAGTTGAAAAATGTGCTCATGGGACAAAAACCGTGGGTTTATGGGTTGGTGTGTCTGGCCCTGCTCGTGGTGTGTGTCGTCGCATGGAAGCTCGCCGCGCGTAAGAAGGTGCGTAAGGAGGGCTATCGTTCCAAGATGAGGAACAAGATGAAGAGATACGCTAATGGTGTGTTTCGTAAGAATCATTGGATTCCCAGTGGTGACTCCTTGGACAACGATGACATTTATATGCTGGACCGCGCAGACAATACCCGCAAGGCGTTGGAAGTCGTTGATGAATGGATAGAGCAAAACATTGATGCTCTGTTCGACGACTTCAGCGGTGTGGCATTAACTTTTGAGGATTTCATTCGAGCCAAGCATAAAGGAGTGGTGACGTACAGTGCTGACAAGTCTGTCAAGAAGGCCGTCCCAATCTTTGATGACCTAGGTGGAGGGTCTGAGGCCCGTAAGAAGGAGAGTATTCTCGTGGCAGCAATCATTGCTGCGGCGCAAAAAGTGAAAGCAGTGGCTGTTCCAGTGGCAACTGTGCCAGTGGCAGCTGTGGCTGCTCCCGTTGCTACCGCAGTGGTGGCTGCCGCAACTCCAGCAGTTGTGGTAGTGCCTGAGGAAAAATCCAAGTCGAAAGCGGCGAAAGGTGTTGCCAAGGTGAAGAGGGCATTGGACGCCAAGTGCGCCCATTGCAATCAGCCATGGCACTCTGGTCGTGTCTGCGATGCAATGCCAGATGTGATGAAGGCTAAACTCCAGAAGAAGCCCGGTAAAGAGGCAATGATAACTGGTAAGCCATTTCCATCAGTGCAGGAGAGCATTGGAACTATACAGACGAAGACCGGTTGGAGTAATGCTACTGCTATTTGGAATGGAATCGTCACGTCTGAGCATGTGTTTCGTGCAGGGGAAACTGAAGCTACTCTGCGCTACCATGTCAAGGGCAAATTAATTTCGTGGACTGTCAAGCGTTCTGAGTGTAAACTCATTCGCTATGACACCCTTTTGTGTCCTCGTTCGCGTGAAGCGGAGGAGGTTCCTCAATTGAAAGCTCATATTGGAGCTAAGGAGGGCGTTCGTATGTCAATCATGGCATTTGCGAACGAGAAGGCGTTCACTCTTAATCGCCCGTCTCATGATACCGATGTGGTGCGAGCCGTGACTGGGGGTGGTGCGACAGATTGCACGATCCTTGGTACCAAGGCCAACACTATAGCGGGTTATTGCGGTGCGCCGTGGATCGATGAGCATGGTCGTGTCATTGGTTTTCATAACCACACTGATGGGATTCGGCAGAATTACGGGATTGCCGTTGACGCCGCTATGGTGTCTGCGGCAAATGGTTCTGGGCTGCCCTCAGTGCTCTCTGCGGTGGAGTCGGGAAACTAAGAGAGCCCTCTGTGTCGGCGTGGGTGTCACACTACCGTGGTGTGCCATTCCACTACACGCCGGGGGGAACTTCTCCAATGTTTGCCAAATACTTCACCAATGGTCATGTCCGATTTTTAGGTACTGTTCGACGCTATGTTAAGTTCAGAGATGAGGAAGTGAAAAACACTTCACTCGTGGACTTCTGTGCTGCATCTAGTCGTGTAGTTGAGGATGTTTATCGGTTGGTAAAGCCGAACTTGCCGGCTTCCTTTGCTTCTATTGCAAAGTATGATCGACCTCAACCACAACCAAATGATGCTGCGTGGGAGATTTCATGTCAGTGGATTCGTATGCACTTCGCTCGTTTCTGTGCTGGGTCTGAAGTCGTCTCTCTTGAGGAGGCTGTCAGGCAGGCAGAGCGTTCAACATCACCTGGGTATCCATGGAACCTTAGATTTCACACTAAGGGTGAGTTCTTTGATGCTGGGTTGGAGCCGCTTCAGCGGTTCTGGGAAGATGTGTCGAGCGTCAACCCTTCCATTCAGCCTATCTGGACTTGCAGTCAAAAAGTGGAGCTTCGTTCTCTTGCGAAGTTAATAGAAAACAAGATACGCACATTCACTGCCTCTCCTGCTGAGCATTCTGTGTCGCTGGCTCGTCTTTGTTTGGACTTCAATCAGCGCTTCTACGACTCAGCAATGCAACATTGGTCGTTTGTTGGAGCCACTAAGTTTTGTCTTGGCTTCCATAAGCTATTGCGCAAGTTGCGCAAACATCTCCATGGCTTAGACCTAGATTGCAAGGATTATGATGCTAGTTGTTTTGTGCGGGCGTTGCTAGATCAGTGTCTTTTCCGTTGGGAATGTCTCCGTAAGAGGGATCAAACCCCGGAAAATCAGCGCGCTTTGTACAATTTGTACGTATATATAATATTTTCTATCATCGTACTGGAGAATGGAGACCTCATACAGAAGTTAACTGGTAACCCCAGTGGGTCTTCAAACACGATCGTGGATAATACCATGATTTTGTTCCGAGTTGTAGCTTATATCTTTGTGGTGTTGGCCCAATCAGCGGGAATTGAACCCACCTATGACTTCTTTGTGTCTGTGGTGGAGGCGATCCTTAATGGTGACGATAATACCATGACTGTTGCGGAGTCGGTCCGCTCATGGTTCAATGCTTCTAGCATCATTCGTGTTGGTGCGGAGCTAGGGTTCGTCATAAAGACTGATTCGTTGGATTACCGGCCTGTGGAGGAACTGTCTTTTCTTTCGCAGAATTGGGTGCAGGTTCGCGGTGTGTGGTTGCCGTCGCCTGAGTACAACAAGGTTGTGTGCTCACTAAAGTGGGCGTCTCCAGAAGATGACGTGCGTTGGCATTTATTGCGCGCATGTGCGTTGCGTATTGACTCTTGGGCCAATGTTCAGGCTCGTGAGTTCGTGCAGTCTTACATAGAATATATTTGGAATGTTCATCGAGATTCCTTGTACGGGGAGATTAATGGGCTGACCATGGAGGCTATTCACCGTGTGTGGAAGCCTGACTCTTGGATCTTTGCATTGTATGCAGGATCGGAGTCTGCCTCAGGCCTCCGCCACTTGTGTGGCGTTGTTGAAGCCTTGAGGTTTGTAGAGTGTGCTCGTGTGCAGTCTTCCACTCTCTCAGCTGCCGTGGATTTCATTGGGTTGCATTAAATGAATGCCCAATAAAAGAATTTTGTATTCGGAGTCCACCCTGGCTGTCATTCCCATTTCAGTCGCTGCTGCAGGAATCGGTGCCTTTCAAGCTCTCGCACGTTACGGTGCGGAAGAACTAGATCGTAACCGTTTCACGTTTCATAGGAAGGGTTATCACATCTTCCCAGGGAACGAAGGCTTTAACGCTGAGGCAGCGCGAACTGATCCGCGAGTGAGAATTCATCGTGGCAACATCCACTATCCTTTCCTGGGTGAGATGTCAAAGCCACCTACTAAGGCGCAGCGTCTGGCTCAGAGCATTAGAGACAAGGCGAATCATGCCAAGTCTGTTGCCGCCAAGGCTGCGTCTTCTCGACCGAAGCAAAAGTGGGTGCCTAAGGGCTCTGCTTCTGCCTCGAAGGGGTCATCTACAATGGTGGCTCCATCTTCTGTGCGTACTAAAGATGCTGGTATGGCTATCACTGGTGCCGTTCCCGATTGGACTGAGCACTTTGTCAACAGGGCCAAATCTGGCCGTGAGTGTGAGAGACATTCCTTCACGGTTGCAGCGGTCAATTGTGACATTGCCAATTCGTCTAACGGCGTGTATGACAAGGGCACGCTCCTTAATGTGATTCCTGTCAATCGCGCACTATTTGTTGGCACTGCCTTTGCTCCGCTCTTCGATAAGTATGAGCGGTGGCGTGTCAAGCGGGCTGCTTTGCGCTATGACGCCTCTGTGGGGTCTAACTTCGCAGGGCGCGTCTATGTGTTTACTGATCCTGATCCCCAAGATCAGTACTATCAGGGCAATGTCCTGAGTCTTGGTAAGATCGAGAGTCATGACACACTGGCGCGGCAGATCTTCGCTACTGGACAAATTCCTGTCCATCTCAAGAAAGACAATCTGTACTCAGATGTGCCGCTTGTCTTTGGTGTTGGCCAGCTGAACTCAAATTCAGCTGGCAATTCTTCGACCACTCCCAATACATTGGGTTCTGATCGTTGGACTTCTGCGGGGCTCATTATAGCTGCTACTGCGGACAACATTCTCGTCAGTCAGAACGGTGTCAATCCTGTCAACGCCGTGGGCAATCTTGTCCTTGATATTGAGCTTGAGTTTTGGGAGTCTCAACTGACTGATCTCTCAAATTGTGTTCTGTGTTTCCGTGCCTATGGCACATCGACAGCAAACACTGGAACGGCAACTAGTTCTTCACAAGACTTCTACAATAATCTTGTGCAGCAGGGCAATATATGTGAGTACGCTTTCAATCCAGCGTACTATAACCCTGGCAGCAAGGTGCTGCAATTGCCGCCTGGTGATTATATGATGCATCAGCAGGTCATCTTTCCCAGCACTACGACTGTTGCTGGGAATGGCTCGACGTTTGGTTTGGGTAACCAAACTGGCGCCGTGTATTCTCAGCAGTTTAGTAGCGTGCTGGCTGGTGCCGCTAATGAGACTCAGATGGAATTTGCTGTCAATGGCACTGCCACTCTGGCTGCCGGAGACAAAGATTGCTATAACTGGAAGCGTATCCGCATCAATGATGTGGGAGTGCAAGCTTCTGGGCAGACTCAAGGGATGATTATATCTCCGACGTGCCAGTTTAGCACCTCTGGTGCTTACTATGGCATGAAAGTTCATGTCCAGCGTGTTCCTACATTGGACACGAATGCATTCTTCGCATACTTCGCAAAGGGCGTCTCAAACTCTGCTGTCTTCCTGAAACGTCAACAGGAGGCTATGGAGAAAAAGCGCCTAGCTGATGAGGAGGATGCGAAATATCTTTCTGTCAATCAAACAACACCTGTGAGTGATGCGCGTGAACCAGCTTCAAAGAGTCTGGTGACCAGTGCTTTGTCATTTGTGACGAGGCGCTGAGCTTGTCTTGTCTTGTCTTGTTTGTGGGCTCGCCCGGTCCTTAGGGTTTGTTCCCGGCCTGTATCTCTTGGGTTATCACGAGGGCATCAATCCCGTGCCAAGAGCTTGTACGAACCCGGCAACGCAGTGTGCGGTTGAGGGTTAATTAGTACTTGAATTCCTTGAGGTTTTGTGGTCTGCATCACATGGGTAGGAATTGATAGCTGTTCAAGCTGAAAACAGAGAGAACGCGGTGCGGTTGCTAACGCGGCCCCCGGTTTACAATCTCAATGGTTCCGTCGCAGAATTCATGTGTTAACCAACCACTTTTCTCCTCCTGGAGTCTTGTATTGACGTTTGGAGAAATCCATGCGGTGGGTGTTTGGGCCAGTGTCTGAAATGTCGCTTAAAATCTTCTTTGGAGTGTGGCACAGTAAGCATTGGGCT